ATAGACGAGAAGGAAGAACCCCTGTTGGCTATTGCCCTCAACCGTACAAACGAACTGGGCGGGTGGGACAACGACGAACTGGTGAAGGTGCTCGAGGAGGCCGCCAAGGAAGGGCGCTCCCTGGTTGGTGTTGGGTGGGACGTGGAGGACATTCAACAGACCTTTGAGGTTCCGCCAGTGGTGGAGCGCGATGGGGACGGTGAAACACAGCCGGAGGACTTTTGGCCAATTGTGAGGGTTAAGGTTTCTCCGGAGACGTATCAGCAGTATGAACGCATCTTCGGCCTGGCGGTTGGCGATACCGAAAGCGACAAGTTCGGTTACCTGCTCAACCTGGCCGAACGGGCTATGGAATGAAGGTGTATCTAGCCGACGGCTCCACAACGAACATAGCAGACGCGGCCAAGGAAACCCGGCAGTTTGGCCCACTTCGGTGCCTCATATCCTACTGGTACTTCCGGGACGTGGATATTCAAAAGTGGGTAAACACGTTCCCGGTGAAGCCGGAGATTTTTGCGGATAGCGGGGCGTTCAGTGCGATGACCCAGGGTGTCACGATAACGCCGGAGCAGTATGCCGCCTGGGTGCACAGGTGGAAAGACTGTTTTGCGGTCTACTCTAACCTGGACGTCATTAAGGACGCCAAGGCTACCTGGGAAAACCAACTGGCGCTTGAAAGTATGGGTCTTCGTCCCCTGCCCTGCTTTCACGTGCTCGAGGACTTCTCCTGGTTGAAGCAATACGCAACACGGTATGACTACGTTGGTTTGGGCGTGGCGGGAATGCAACGCCGGGCGGCTCAGGTGATGGCCTGGGTTCGGGACTGTGTGCGAACCACTGGAGCAGAGACGCGCTTTCACGGGTTTGGCCTCACGTCCTGGAAAATTATGAAGACGATACCCTGGTACAGTGTGGACAGCAGTTCGTGGGGGGCAAGCTTCCGCTATGGGATAGTGAACGTCTTTGACGAACGCACCGGTGTGTTCCGGAAGCTCCGGCTCGGGCACAAAGAGGACTGGATACGCTACGCTCACCTGGTCAACCGGGCGGGGTATGACATGAGGGAATGGACAGGCGGGACATTCTGGCCTCAACGTACCAGATGCGGAATATGTACCGCCAGCTCGGGGACGGCTTCTTTACGCAACTGGACGTAGCGAACTACATCGTTCATCACCAGGTGGCTCGGTGGAGCAAGCCCGGAATGCACCTTCTGGACGTCTGTTGTGGTCGGGGACTGCTCCTGCCCTTGCTCAGGTACATTCGCCCCGACCTGGCCAGCTACACGGGTGTGGACATTGAACCACGGAACGCAACCTGGTTAACCAAGAGGGTAACCGATGGCAAGGAACTTCCCCCGGACTACTATCCCTTCCCGGTGGAGTTTGTTCATTCCAACGCGGCAGAGATGGCCGGGAAGTTGACCAGGCGGTTTGACTTGGTGGTGTACCTGTTTGCCCTGGAGCATATGCAGAAAGAAGCCGGGGAACAGAGCATTCGAGAGTGCCGAAAGGTGATGAAACCTGGGGCGACCCTGGTTATCACCTGCCCCCGCACTCCCGAGGACAGGGATGGGTGGGACGTGCAGTACAAAGCGGCCCACGTCTACGAGTGGAAAGTCTCGGAGCTTCACGCGGCCCTGGAAAGCTCGGGGTTTGAGATTCAAAACACTTACGGGGTGATGGTCAACATCTCGGACGCCAAGAAGGAGGCTGAACGTATAGGACTGGGAACGGTGGTGGAGCAGTTGTCCAAGTTTGTACCTGGGGACTGGCTTGCTTCTGTACTGGCCCCATATTTCACAAAGGTAGCAAAGGAGGTGGGAGTTGTTGCTCGAGCACGTTAAGGCCCTTGACAAACCGGAGTTCAAGGGGATGGTGATTTTGTTCCGGCCAATGGCTTCGGCAGTGTGCTCCCTGGGGAAGAAGCCGTTCTTTGCCCAGGTCACGGTTCGTTACCGGTGCGAAGGCAAGATAGTGGAGTTCGAGAGCGTCCAAGAGTGGTTGAACGGCCTGGCCGACCAGGAGATGACCATAGAAGATATGGCCCTGGTTCTGTTCAACGAACTTACCCTGGCCCTGGGCCTGGTACCGCTCAGGGTGGAGGTGATGGCCAACACGGTCGTACACGCTCCAGCGGGAGCTATTCTGGAAAGGGGTGGGGTATGAAGAAAAGTAGCATTTGGGCGATTGTGTTCCTGGTCGGACTGTACATCACGTGCCAGCTCGTGGCCGACGTCGGAGCAACCAAGATGGTGCAGGTGGGGCGGATTGTGATGCCCGGTGGAACCTTCCTGTTCGCTGTCACCTTCACGCTACGGGACTTGATTCACAAGCGCCTTGGCGCGGACTGGGCCAGGGTGAGCATTATCGCGGCCGCTTGCTTCAACGTCTTGCTTTCCCTGTACCTGGCCGCCATTGGTGCCCTTCCGGCGCCGGTGTTCTACCCCCTGGGAAAAGAGTGGGGAACCATCTTTGCCATCGTTCCGGCAATCACCCTGGCAAGTATTGTGGCCGAGATGGGGAACTGGCCGCAGTGGACGCGGGTACTGGTTTCCAACGCGGTAAGCCTGCCCGTGGATAGTTTGGTCTTTGGTGTCCTGGCCTTCTCCGTGCTCCCACTGGTAACGGGTGGAGCCACAACGCCAATTCAGGGAGTGCTCCTGTTGGTTCAGGGGCAAGTCTTGTGGAAACTGGCGGTGACGGTACTCTCGCTTCCGGCCATCTACCTGGTCAAGGAAAAGCCCGTTCTGTAACAACCCAGGGGGAGGCTCAACGGCTTCCCCAGGGAGTTAAGTATAGATTAAGAGGATAATATGGCTGCTCAACCAAAGGGAACCCGACGGTCGCAATCACAGATAGAACGGGACAGGCTTCGCATCAGTGGGTGGTACCTGGCAGGGATGACCCAGTGGGAGATTCACGAGAAAATAGGGCTGTCCCAAGCCCAGGTCTCCAGGGACTTGAAACACCTGCACGGGGAATGGCTCAAGCAGGCCACGGAAAACATAGCCACCTTGAAAGCCCGGGAACTGGCGAAGGTGGACGGTCTGGAGCGAACCTACTGGGCGGCCTGGGAACGGTCGTGTCGGGAGGCCAAGCGTAAGAGCCTTAAAACCGAGGGAACCATCACCCGTGAAATCACAGACCCGGACGGGTCAACTCGCTTTGTCCAGCAGGTTCCCGCGGAGCAGGTGCTTACCACCGAGGAACGGGTTGGGGACAAGCGGTACCTGGAGGGCGTGCAGTGGTGCATTGACCGACGGTGCAAAATTCTCGGGGTGGACGCTCCCTTGAAGGTGGCGCCAACTGCCCCCACTGGAGACAAGGCATTTGACGGTATTGAACGCGGTGCGGCCAGGTTCACAGAGTACATTAATAGAATCCTTGCCTACCGAGACGCTCAGGAGAATTCAGGCCCAGGCGCTGAAGGGGGAACTCCCCAAAACTGACGCTTGTGCCTACGCCTACGACTGGCGTGGGGTGTGGGCCAGGAAAGACCAGTTGCCCCCGGAAGGCCGGTGGCTCGTGTGGCTCCTGTTGTCAGGTAGAGGGTTCGGGAAAACACGAGCAGGCGCGGAGTGGGTTCGGTGGTGTATTGAAACTGGTCGGGCGTCTCGGGTGGCTTTGGTGTCTCGTACCCCTGCCGATGCTCGAGACGTGATGGTGGAGGGGGAAAGCGGTTTGCTGTCCATCTGTCCCCCGTGGAACTACCCCGCCTGGAACCCGAGCCGAAGGCGTTTGGAGTGGCCCAACGGAGCTTATGCTATGACTTTCACGTCCTTTGAGCCGGACGTGCTCCGAGGCCCGCAGTTTGACGCGGCCTGGTGCGACGAGTGGTGCTCCTGGAAGTACCTGGACGATACCTGGAGCAACCTCTTGTTCGGTCTCCGTTTGGGGGCTGACCCGAGAGTGTGCATCACCACTACCCCCAAACCAGTGAGGCAGTTGCAAGACCTGATGCTCCAACGCACAACGGTTATAACCAGGGGGCGCACCTGGGATAACCTTGCTTACCTGGCCCCGACCTTCAAAGACCAGGTTATCGCCAAGTATGAAGGAACCACACTGGGCCGACAGGAGCTTGAAGGGGAAGTACTGGCAGACAACCCCGACGCGCTTTGGTCGCGTTCCCGGCTCGACGCGCTACGGGTGAACAACCTTCCCGAGCTTACGAGCATTGTCGTGGGGGTTGACCCGCCAGCAACGGCAGGTGGAGACGAGTGCGGAATTGTGGTGGCCGGTTTGGGAACGGACGGACACGCCTACATTCTGGACGACAGTTCAATCAACGGTACTCCCCACGAATGGGGTGCTCAGGCGGTTTCGGCGTATGCCAGGACGGACGCCGACTACATCGTGGCCGAGACGAACCAGGGTGGGGAAATGGTCAAGTATGTTCTCAAGAACGAGAACCCGAGTGTGCTAGTGTGCGAGGTGCACGCCAGCAGGGGTAAGAAGGCCCGGGCGGAGCCGGTGTCAATGCTCTACGAACAGGGCAAGGTTCATCACCTGGGTTCCTTCCCGGAACTGGAAGACCAGATGTGCCAGTGGGTTCCGTCCGAGGGAAACACAAGCCCGGACAGAGTAGACGCTTTGGTGTGGGCACTGTACAAACTGTGCCTGCGGCCCACGCAACCCAAAATACGCTAGGAGGCGAGATGCTTACACTGTTGGCTGACCTGGGAAAGTACCTGGTCGTTGGAGACCCCGAGGGAGTGCTCCACATCGTTACCCCCGAGAAGGACGCCGTGGCCTTGGCGCTCAAATGTGACGCCGCTGTTGCTCCAGGTGTGCGGTATGCCCCGCCCGAGAAAGTTCCCCCTGGCACGGTGGTGATAGAGAAGGGCACGCTCCAGGGCGTCCCCTTTCAGCACTTTCGGCGCTTGGAGGGCTTGGTGGTGGAGGGGGTCGAGATTCAGTTCCTTTACCTGGCCCAGCAAAAACGGTGGATTGTGGCAGATTTGACCGAGCTACAGAAGGGCGCTACAATCGCGCCAGAACCAGAAGCGAAGGAGGCGACCAGTGGCACGGAAAGCAAGTGACGTCTTGATTATCTTGGGCCTTCTCGCTACCGTCTCCGGTGTGGCCCTCTACGATTGGCGGTTGGCTGTGGTGCTTGGTGGTGTTTCCTTGGTGGGCCTGGGAATTGTGTTTGGAGCGCGAGTATGATAGTAGACAGGTTGCGTGCCCTGCTCAGGAAAGGCCCCCCCGTTCCCTATGTCTCCAGGTTTGGTGCATCCTTCCCCATTGGTGCAGGTAAGAACACAGAGGGCTTCGTCAAGGCGTATGGGGAAATCGGGTGGCTGTTCTCCGTGGTGTCTCGTATCGGGTTCGCGGTTGGAGAAACCGACTGGAGCCTGTCGGACGCCGACGGTGAGAAGCAGGTGGAGCATCCGGCCCTGTCCATCCTGCAAAGGCCTAACCCATTCTGGACAGGACAGGAACTTTTGGAACTCACGCAGACCTATCTCGACCTGACTGGGGAGGCGTTTCTGTTGCTGGCTACGGCTCGCCCGGGTGGGCCGCCCCTGGAGATTTGGCCGGTGTCCCCGTCGTATATGTCCCCTGTTCGTGACCTGGAACAGTTTGTTAATGGGTTCACGTATAGCAGGTACGGTCAAACCATACACTTCCAAAACGCCGAGGTGATTTGGTTTCGGTACCCTTCCCC